ATCAGCGCTTCGTCGAACCGCTGCTTTTCAGCCTCCGTCAGATCGTCGTATTTTTTCGCCTGCTCCTCGAGCGTCCCGCCGAGGTCCATTTCGATCAGCTTCAACTGGGCGTCATACAGCGCCTGAAAACTCGATTCGGCCGACCGCAAGTCTTCTTGAGTCTGAACCCACTTCTCATAGTTCTTGTTGAAGGACTCGTAGAATTCTTGCGCATCGAACATCATGTTGGCCCAATTGCCGCCGTAGTCCTTCCCTGTGAGCTCCCGGATCTGTTCAGCCAGTTGCTGCAGCCGCTGGAGCTGCTCGTCATAGGACAAGCTGCTGTCATTCACAATGGCCTGATGCTGCTCGACGAACTGGCTGTATTGGACGTAGGCCTCCCGCGCCTCGTTGTACGCCTCGTCATATTCGGCCAAGCTCTTCGTCAGCTTCTCGTATTCAGCCTGCAAAGCCGGTAAATCGTGCTGCGCCTGTATGACCTTCTGCTCCAGCTCTCGGCGGGCCATTTCTCGCTGCGTCTCGTTGAGCTGCTGGACCAATCCGAGCTGCTCCCGGAAGTTCTCTTTCTTCGCATCTTCGGCCCGAAGGATGTCAGGATTCAGTTCGATCAGTTCCTGCTCGACTTCTTGCAGCCGTTCGCGGGCTGCTGCCAAATCCTCAGCCGACGTCGACGAGTCAGATACGACCGCTTTGAGTCGGTCGTACTCGTTGATCAGTTCATTCGTACGTTTGGCGTGCTCGTCAATACTACCGTAGTCGTCGAACGCATTCCGGAGCGCATCGTCCATGTTCAGCAGCTCACGCCGCGCGCGCTCCTGGGCTTCTCGATAGGCCAGTACGCCAGCTGTCAGAACGCCGACCGCGCCAACGGCAATGCCTACCGGATTTGTGAAAAACCTGAACGCCGACATGAGCTTCGATGCATTTTTCGCGCTCTTACCAGCCCCCTCTGCTGCATCGCTCACCGAGAGAAAACCGCTTACGACCTTCGCGGCGTTTTTCCCGATCATGGCGGCCGGCGTCGCAAGCGCGAGAAACTCGATCAGATCTTTGTTGCGGATGGCCCAATCGGCCAACCGCTCCAGCACAGGAAGGAGTTCCTCGGATATCGGCAAGACGAGGTCAGTCATGAGCTGACGACCCAGCGAAATCCAGTCCTTTTTGACGCTGTCAAGCTTGACCTTCTCGATCTCGTTCATCGTCTCACGGGTCATGTCGAATTGTTCTTGGACTGTACCCAGCGAAGAGACGACCGATATTTCGAGGTCTTCAAACTGCGATCCCATCAGCGCGACGCCGATCTGATTCCGAAGCAGCGGATCCTCGACATTCTGCAGCTGCTCGATGACCATCCGGAATACGTCTTTGCCCTGCAGCGCGCCTGCGGCAAGACCGTCGAGGATTTCCTGCCCGCGGCCCATGATCATTTGGAGCACTTCGAACGTTTTGCTCATCTTGGTGCCGCCAGCTTGCAAATCTTCCAGCATTTGATCCGCTGTTTCTTTGCTCACTTTGGTCAGGAGTTCCATATATTGCTTGGACTTTTTCCCGCCTTTCATCAAGGCGTCCGTCCACTCCACGATGTCATCCGGCGCGAACAGTTGAGCCAATGCGTCGTTGGTTGTCTGGCTGCCGTCCTTGATCCGGATGTTAAACTCCTTGACCACGTCACCCACTTTGTCGAGATTCCACGCGCCGGCTTCCAGTCCGGCCGCGAAGATGTTAAACATTTCGTTGGCGGAAAAACCGAGGGCTGCGAACTGCGGCGCGTACTCGTTGGCGGTGTCAAGCAACTCATTGGACTTGTTCAGACCGCGTTGTGCACCCTGCGCAAGCAGGTTGAACGCCTGCGTAGAGGTGATGCCAAAGTTTCTCGTCATGGTGTCGACGGCCTTCACGCTTTCGCGGATGTCTTCGCCGAACACATCGCGGAACAGCATAGCCTCACGGGTCAGGTCTTCGAGCTCTTCACCGGTTTTCTGCGTGACCTGGCGGACCACGGTCAGGGATTCCACAATGTCCTGGAACCCTTCGCCGATGGGCAGCTCGTACAGCTCTTCGGCGATCCCTCGAAGCTCTTCCATTTCTTCGACGCTCGCGCCGGTGGCTGCTTGCATGTTCGCCATCGAATCGTGGAACTCCAGCACCGTCGCGCCAATGTTCTTGACCGAATCCGCGACGCCCTGAATGACTGCGAACGCCCCGGTATATTCGGCCACCCGACGCAGCGTGTCGCCGAATGTACGAGTATCCCCTTCGACGTCCCGAATCGCTTTCTCCGCATCCCGCGCCTCTTTGCTCACACGAGCAAAGCCGTTCGAATTGCCGATATTGCGCAGTTCACGCTCCACATTTTCGAGACTTTGCGATGCGGCTCCAAATGATCGGCGGAAAGAGGACTCCAACTCCGCGTCCAGACGGAATGAGACTTCGTATTGCCTGCCCCGATTGGAATTAGCCACGCTTTTCACCGCCCCTCAGCTTGCCAACCACCTTAACCCATTCGATCATCTCGCGGATTGACATCGAAAGAAAAAAAGGGATGGGCGTGTAGGTCGACCGCGCCAGCAGCGCTGCCAGTTCCCGCACGCCCAACTCTCTGCTCAGGCCGACCCGATCAAAAAATTTTGCGCCCTCAGCGTGACGCGGGTGAAGTCTTTGGCCGAAAGGGCGTGAATCAACTCGACCGGAACGCCGGCAGCCCGTGCGGCCACGATCGCCTGATAGGCTTTCTGCGCCTCGACGAAAAGCAGCGACCCGCCGCCCGTTGCCGCATATTGCCGCTCACAGGCGATGATATCCTCACCCGTGAGCCGGTCGAAGTCGAGATCCAATTCGGTGTAGGTCTTGCCTTCGAAATCCACGGGCCGGCGCAGCTTGTAGATGCTTTCCTTTTCGCTCATCATGGTTCACCTCACAGACCGAGTTGCGACCGCACATCGGCCAGCGCATCCTCGCCGTCAACCCGGAAAATAAAGTTGAATTTATCCAGTTCCAGCAGCTCGACCCCATCCTGAACGATCCGGATATAGGTGACTTCGAGCTCGTTCGATGCTTCCATCGGGTTCGCCGCCTGGAAGTTGCCCAGGCTGCCCGATTTCGGCATCGCCCGGACGGTGACTTTCAGGCCGGCGGTCCGGTATGTTCCTGCGGAGCTGTCGTACACCTGGATAGCCCCACGGAAATCGAGCGCATGCGCCTTCTGCTGCAACAGCCGAACGGTCGACCGCTCGACCGATCGCCAGTTCAGCGTGACCGTCATCGAGCCGAAATGCCCGATCGTGGGGCTGTCGATTTCGCCGGCGATCCCGGCGCCGCTGAGCGTCTGCGTCATCGCCTCGAAGCTCGGCAGCGTGACATCCGAGACGCCCAGGAATTCATTCCCGTCCCGGTAGACGGAAAAGTTGATCAGCTTTTCAGGAATCTGCTTCACTGTTCAATCCCTCCTTATCAGGCCGTCAGGCTGCTGAGGTACGACGTGTCGTACTCTACGATGAAGTCAATTTCTCTGGCCGGCGACGGCGGCGTCACGTACAGGTGGAACCGAACAATGCCGTCCATCAGGTCGGTATCCGGGTTTTCGTCTGCCCGGAACTCGACGCGGCCGCCGAGCAGCGCGCCGGTGGCGACCAGTCCGTTGAGCCACAGGTTGATGCTATCCGTCACGGCCTCCGTCAGCCGGCGCGTAATCGGGCCGTCGAGCCGCTGCCAGTAGGAGAGGATCACCGTGTTCGAGATCCAGTCCAGCATGCGGCGAACCGGGATAAAGCTGTCTTTCGGGTCCGTGTTCGCCGGATACGCGCCCGTGCGGTTCCCCCATGCCTTCCAGCCGCCGACGAAATTGAGTGCCGTCACGATGCCGGATCCGTTCAGGAAAGCCGCCTGATCCGGCCCGAGGAACAGCGGAGTCCCATCTTCCAGCACGGCCGAGTCGGCCTTCAGCGGCTGGTTCGACGGCGAAACGTACGGCAAGCTGTCGTAAGCCGCATCCGTCGCGCAGATCACGCCGGCGAGCTGCGTCGACAGGTGGTACGTCCTGTCTCCAAGCTTGACTTTCGGGTAACCGTTAATCTGCCTCGGCGACGTGTAGCCATTGGCTTCCTTCCATGCCGCGAGATCCGTATAGGCCTCGTCGGCCGGAAGGTCCGTCAGTGCGGTCGCCTTGAACAGCCCGTTTATTGCGCCGGCTTTCGCCGTCATCACGGCGGCGACGGCCGGCTCGTGCGAATAGCCGGGCGCCAGGATCAGGCCCGGAACCAGCCGGAAGCGCGGGAAGACTTGATCGATCAGCTCCAATCCTGTCGGCCGACCGTTGCCGTCGATGCCGCCGATGATGTCATTGGCCGTGACGGCATCCGGATCCAGTTTGTCATAGCTGACTTTCAGCG